TAAATCCTAACTTGTCACATGTTTCAATAAATGATTCTGAAATGATTAGCCGTGATTTAGATCAATTATGGAATTTATCACCCGTACAGCAAGGGACAAGTGATTCACGATTGATACCTAAAACTGTGGGGGGTACTGAGCGTGTAATATCTCAAAACGACATGCCGTTAAATGATCTTATTGATAATACAATTGAAACAGAGTTAAAGCCGTTTATTGAAATGTTATTTGAAAGAAATTTAGTATTTAAAACTATAGAGGATTTGTTTGAAGTTTGGGGGGAAAGAGAAATTGAGAACTCGGGTCTTTCTTTCGATCAGCCTATGAAGGATTTTTTATTTACGTTTGATATAAAGATATTAGGGAATTTAGAGCTTTCAAATGAGGTTGCACATCAAAGTGGATGGCAATCGTTTATAAATTGGGCTATGACTGTACCTCCAGTAGCTAAGCGGATTGATTGGACGAACGTAGCTGAAAAGCAACTGGCTAGTTTTGGTATAAAAGATGTTTCAGATGGCATATGGTTAGATGATGAGGTTTTACTTGAGATCGATCAATCTGAATCTGAAAATGCTGAGATTTCAAAGCAAGTTAATAGAGAGGAGGTCAGACAAGACTTAGAGTTTGAGAAAGGGTTAGAAGTTGAAGGTAAAATAGTAGAGATGCAAAATGAGGCGATAATCGAACGATCTACGGGTCAGAAAGTACAGTAAATGAAAAGCACAATTAGTACAGAAAAGATTCGAGAAGAATTATATAAATTATTAGAGAATACTATTATAGAGATGGACAATAAATTGAGTGTTGATGAGCTAGATATACAATCAATACATCGATTAACTTCACAAAGAGTTATCATCAAAAGAATCTTATTATTAATAAATACTTTAGAACAAGAAGAGGAGTAATTAAAAATGGATTTCGAAAATAAAGAAGAAACAGAAAAAAACGAGGATATTGAGTCCCCTATTTTGGGAAAGAAAAAAAATAATAAAAAAAAGTCCTTGAATGATAATAACATTCAATTTGACCCTAAAAAATATATTGTAGTTGAGAAATACAATGAGCAATTACCTATGAGAGAGTTAAATCGAAGGGGACAATTAGTAACAACATGGAAGGATACGGGGCGTACTTTAGAAAGGGAAGTTTTAAGCGATGAATTTATTCTAAAATATGGAAAAGGAAAAAGGGAACACGGTGTAGCTATGCATCAAGCAAAGTGTTGTTTTCGAACAGGTGAAGCTTTTAATGTTGAGTTGGAAAGAATATCAGAAACTTATTTAAAAATTGGTAGTAAAAAAATTGATGGGTTTTTCATTTCTGATTTATTCGATCGGTTCGGTTGGTCAGATGGAACACAAGTAAGTAGGCAGATGTTAGCAGATAAGTATAAAAAGTCTAGGGTCTCGGTTGATATTGCACAGAAAAAACTTTATACTATTTTAAGAGAAAAAGATATTTTGAAAGCGTATATGAAGTTAGTAAAAGATATCAAGGACACTTTTGTGAACGAACTTCGAGATGAAGTAGTACACGGGGAGTAATAATATATGTCACAAAAAGATTTAGAGGAGATAGATGTAAACGATTTGTCTTTTGAGGAGTTAGACAGTCTTTTAAATGAAGTTGAGGGATCAACGTCAAATAATTTAGAAGCTGAAACTGATCTTGATTCTCAAACAGAAAAAGAGTCTGAATCTATTGAAACCTCAGATACTAATGAAGAAAATGTGGATATCGATACCGCAGAATCTACGGATAAAACTAGTGATGTCGATGATGAAGAAAGTACTAGCCCTGATACCAATGAATTAGTTGAGCCTCAATTTCAAGGTAAAAGTAAAGACGACTTATTGAAAATGCAAAGAAATGCCACTAAGAAAATATCACAACAAAATAATGAGATATATTATTTGAATAAACGTTTAGATGATTTTTTGTCTAAAAGTAAAGTCGAAAAACAACAAACGAATGAAACGAATGATGTATTAAAAGATTATGAAAGTTCTGATATACAGGCTATTGAGACATTAGTTAATAAAGTCTTATCTGAAAAGAACGACCGTGAAATCGAGATAGCTCAAAAAGAAAAAGAAGCTGTTATGAAAGAACATGATGTTTTATGGGATAATTTATCGGTTTTAAATCCAATATTATTCAATAACGTCAAAGATGCTTTGTTAGATGAAATGAAGAGTAATCCAGATAATACGGTTTATAAAAAAGGATGGCTAAAAGGTATTATTACGGAAAAATCAAAAGATTTTTCTAATGACAACCTTAAAGTAAAAAAACCGAAAAAAATTGTCACTACTGTAATGGGTAGTAATGGAAGTGCCTCCTCAATAAATTCTAACAATAAAGCTGTTGAAGATATGACAGCAGACGAGTATGTGAAATATATGCATACTCAAGGAATAAGAATTTAAAAAACTAGGAGTTTTAAATGGCAGATCAACAAGCAACACATGCAGCATTAACTAATGCTGTTGGTACATTTTATGGCAAGAAGATTTTACAAGCCTTTGAGCCAGAAACAGCGTTTTATGCAGCAGCCCCTATAAAAGAGCCTATTCCCATTGCAGGCGGTGAGACGATTAACTTTGATCGTTATAAAAAAGTAGCAGCCCTTTTTAAGGATGATACGGACGAGTTTACAGCACAACAAATGTATCTATCAGCTGAAACAGTTACAGCTACTTTACATGAGCGTGACGGGTATATTCAATTATCCCGTTATACTGTTTTAACTGCACGTGGCCGAGCGTTAGAGCGGGCAGCAGAGCGTATCAAGTTTGCAGCTGCTCAAACTTTAGACAAGTTAGTCCGTAACGATATTGGAGTGGCAGTTGCAGATAAAGCGACTTATTCAGCAGGGATGTTTGATAATTTAAGCATTGATGGTGGAACATTAAACCATTCTGGTATTACTGTTCGACTTTGGACACGTAGGGCCGATGGTTTTCCTTTGTATCACAATAAGACTCGACTAGCTCAATCTGCACTTGTTACATCTTTTGCATCGTCGGGAATGACAGTAAAGACACTGCAGCATGGGGTGCGAGTACTTGAAGGGAACGATGTTCCCAAGCTGTCAGATGGTAACTATCGTTTTATTGGACATCCAGATGTCGCATATCAATTAACTACCAATGCTGGATTTAAGGGTTGGGTATCTCCAACGTCAAGCGATGCTATGAAAATGTCGCCAATACGTAGGGATATCGTTGCAGGCGCATCAATTCAAACCACGACCTTGGGATTTAAATTTCCATTAACAGGTGATACATTATCTACAGCTTCTGGTAATGTGTATTGTTCACTATTGTTTGGTGATGAAGCTTTTGGAGTCACTGAAGTTAGTGGTAATGGTGGAGGAGCGACAGGCTTCCAGTTCTTCTTAAAACAGTCAGGTCCTACTACTGTTTCAGATCCAACAAACAAGAAGAAACAAGCAGCATTTTCAATCACAGCGGTTGCTAAAGTATTGAATAAGTCGGCGGGTCTTTGGATCGTGACAACTGATATCTAGTTTCTAAAAGAAAACTAAATATCATTGAATAATCCCACTAGAATATGTTACTATATATAGTATTCTAGTGGGATTGGAGTTCAAAATGGCAAAGAAGGCAATAAAGTTAATAAAGTTAAGTAAACAGCAAGAGGTTGACATTAGACAATCTTGGGAATCTGATAAATCAGAGAATAAGCCGAGATTAAATGAATTAATAGAAAGTAATAGAAATCATACCTTGTCTATCCTAAGGAGTATTAAAAACCTTGTAGTATGGAAAGACATTGAAGATATGGTAGATTTTGTAAATATACTGAAAATATGTGACACTGATAAAGATTCAATTCTATTAGAAGAAAGAGATGTAGAACTTTGTAAAAGGGTTTTGAGTGATTCAAGTAAAACAGGTAAGGTACTAGGTTCAGGTATGGAACTTTTTATTAGTGTATATCAGACATTTAATAATGCTATTTAATATTATAATTCCATTTTATAAAAATTATAATACGATTGAGAATCTTTTAAGATCGATTCAAGATCAAGATAATAAAGATTATACGACAACTATTGTAGTAGATGGTGAAGACGAAAAAGCAGGGGATCAATTAACGGGATATTTAACTAAGGGGGAATTTTCTTTTAATTTGGAGATGTTAAAAGAAAATAAAGGTGCCTCTTTTGCTCGTAATTTTGGTGCAGAAATTTCAGGTGAGGATTTAATGGCACAGTCGGACAATTCAGTACTCTTTTTTGTAGATGCGGATTGTAAGTTAATGCCTGGGGTATTAATGGATTTCAAGCATAACTTTGAAGAGAATCCAGATATATCTTTTTTATATGGTAATTACAGGTATGAAATGGATAGGTCACCGTTTATTTCACAGGAGTTTGATCGGTATTTATTAGAAACAATGAACTATATTCCTACAATGTCCCCTATAAAAAGAGATGTTTTCAATTGTGTGGGTGGTTTTGATGATAGGGCGTATTTTCAAGACTGGGGTCTGTTTTATAAAGTTGCGAGTAAGGGATATAAAGGTAA